GCTACCGATGTGGGAAGCCCATCGACTACACGCTGACCACAGGACGATGGCGATGGGTCGGGGACGAGGTCATCCCTCGCTACCTTGGTGGTCGAGCAGATGATCCAACGAACGTTGTCGCTTCGCATTGGACCTGCAATGCCAGAGCAGGAGCGCGGATCACCAACGCGAAACGTCGAGCGAAGCGGACGGTCAGAGTCGGGCCGCTCACCTCGAGACGATGGGGCTGACGAGAAGCTTGTCCGTTTTTACAGCGGATTCGTATGACCCCGACCACAGCCTCCCATTTCTCTCTCCCAGGCCGCATCGTGACGTAAGGGTGGTGGTCGATCATGGCCGACCGCGCTTGCGACACCTGCGGGACGACGTACACGGCTAAGCGCCCGACCTCGCGGTTTTGCTCGTCGAGGTGCCGGCAGCGGGCCTATGCGCGGGGCGGAGTCCCCCGTGGTGAGGCTAAAGCCCAGGTTGAGGCTGAGGTTCCGGCGGTTGGGCCATTGACGGCGTCGGTGCAGGCCGAGCTGGCCGCAGCCGGCCGGGTTGGGACGGCTCTCGGCCAGGCGGCGCTCGCGGCCGCGGCGAAGGTCGACGGCGGTCGGGAGTCCGGCTCGGCGGTGGCGTCGCTGATCCGGGAGTTGCGGGCGACGATGGAGGCCGCGCTGCAGGGCGCTGCTGTCGCCGCGAATCCGGTGGATGAGCTGAAGGCGCGTCGTGACAGTCGCCGCGCTGGTTGAGCCGGCTTTCTGCACGTTCCCGGAGTACCCGAAGACACTCGGACCGGAGATCTCGGATCTGGCGACGCTGGCCGGGTTCGCACCGGACCCGGAGCAGCGGCACGCCCTGGACCTGATCTTCGCGATGCGCCCGGACAACCGGGTCGCCGCGTTCGAGGTCGCGGTGGTGTGTTCGCGGCAGAACCTGAAGACCGGCCTGTTCAAGATGGCTGCGTTGGGTTGGCTGTTCCTGATGGAGCAGCGGCTGGTGGTGTGGTCGGCGCACGAGTTCCGGACCGCGCAGGAGGCGTTCCGGGACATCACCGAACTGATCCAGGGCTGCGAGTATCTGGACCGTGAGGTCCGCAACATCTACCGCGGCAACGGCGACGAGGCGATCGAGCTCCGCGGCGGCCAGCGGCTGATCTTCAAGGCGCGGACGAAGGGCGGCGGCCGCGGCCTGTCCGGCGACAAGGTCGTTCTGTACGAGGCGTTCGCGTTGCAGCCGTACCACATGGGCGCGCTACTGCCGACGCTATCGGCCCGGCCGGACCCGCAGGTGGTCTACGGGTCGTCGGCGGGGCTGGTCGAGTCGAGTGTCCTTCGCGGGATCCGGGACCGCGGCCGGCTCGGCGGCGACCCGTCATTGGCGTACTTGGAGTGGTGCGACGACCTGCCCGGGGACTGCTTGGAGCCGAACTGCCAGCACGGGCTGATGGCCCGCGGCTGCCGGTTGGATGACGTGGCCCGGTGGGCCCGGTCGAACCCGGCGATGGGCCGGCGGATCACCGTGGAGTACATCGCGGCGGAACGGCGGGCGCTGCCGCCGGCGGAGTTCGCGCGGGAGCGGCTGGGCTGGTGGGACGACCCGGACGACCAGGCCGAGCAGTTCCTCGCCGCGTGGCTGGCCTGCACCGACGCCACCTCGGTGGCGGCCGGTCGGCCGGTCTTCGCGGTCGACGTGTCCCCCGGGTCCCGGTCGGCCGCGGTCGTGGCGGCGACCCGTCGCCCGGACGGACGCCCGCACCTCGAGCTGGTCGAGCACCGGCCCGGTGTGGATTGGCTGCCGGGGCGGTGTGAGCAGTTGAAGGCGGAGGAGCCGCTGGCCTGGATCCTCGATCCGGCCGGGCCGGCCGGTGCGCTGCTGCCGGATCTGGCTGAGGTGGGGGTCGAGCCGCACCAGATGACGGCCCGGGAGCTCGGCCAGGCCTGCGAAGGTCTGACGTCGGCGGCTTCGGTCGGGGCGGTGGCTCATCTCGGTGATCCGATCCTGACCGGGGCGATCTCGGGGGCGGGGCGCAGGGATATCGGCGACGGCCTGTGGGCGTGGTCGCGGCGGAAGTCAGGCACGGACATCTGCCCGCTGGTCGCCGCGACCGAGGCGGCGTGGCTGCTGTCGACGCAGCCAGCCGAATACGACCTCCTGCAGAGCTTCTACTGACCGGTGACGGAGGTCGCATGCGGGACGTGCTGACCTCGATCGCCGACTTTTTGGCGTTGATTCTCGTGTCTGCGGGGGTCTCCGGCGGGTGCTGGGCGTGGTTCGGGTGGTGGTCGCTGGCCCTCGGCGCGGTTCCGCTGGTCCTCGGGTCCCAGTTGGCGGCCTGGCAGTCCCGTCCGGCGTCCCAGCCGGCGAATCCTGAGCAGATCAGCGCATGAGCCTGTTCACGCGGAACCGGCAGCGGCAGGAGCGGCTGTTCGGCATCCCGGACGCGTCGGCGCTGATCCCGCTGCGGACCGGTGGGATGACCGGGTCGGTTCGGGTGACGAACGAGTCGGCGCTGCGGCACTCGGCGGTGTGGGCGTGTCTGCGGCTGCGGGCGAACCTGGTCTCCACGATGCCCGCCGACGTGTTCCGGCAGGTCGGGGATCTGCAGGTTCAGGTACCGACGCCGCCGGTGCTGGTCGCGCCGGGCGGTGAGCGGTGGGACTACGTCGACTGGATGCACGCCACCCAGTTCGATCTGGACCGCTGCGGCAACACCGTCGGCTTGATCACCGAGGTGAACTCGCTGGGGCTGCCGGCGCGGATCGACCTGCAGGCGATGGAAGCCGTGTCGGTGATCGACCGCCGGGACACCGGGCTGAAGTACAAGATCGGCGGGAAAGAGTACGACCCGGACCAGGTGTGGCATGAGCGGCAGTACCCGGTAGCGGGGCTGCCGGTCGGCTTGTCGCCGGTGGCGCACGCGGCGTGGACGATCGGGCAGTACGAGTCGGCGCAGCAGTTCGCGCTCGAGTGGTACGGGTCGGGTGGGATCCCGAAAGCCCACTTCCAGAACACCGAGCTGCCGGTCCTGGACCCGAAGGTCGCCGAGGCGATGAAGTTCCGGTTCAAGGCGGCGGTCGAGGGCCGGGACGTGTTCGTGACCGGCAAGGACTGGGTCTACAACCCGATCCAGTCGGCCGCGGTCGGCGCGGAGTGGCTGGACGCGCAGAAGTTCGGCATCGGGGATGTGGCCCGGTTCTTTGATGTCCCCGGGGACCTGATCGACGCTGCGGTGCAGGGTTCGAACCTCACCTACGCGAACGTGACCCAGCGGAACCTGCAGTTCCTGATCATGTCGTTGGGTCCGGCGATCGTCCGCCGGGAGAAGAACCTGTCGAAGCTGCTGCCGGCGCCCCGGTACGTGAAGCTGAACACCAGCGCGCTGCTGCGGATGGACGACGAGACCCGCGCCAACGTCCTCAAGACCCGGATCGACTCGCGGACGCTCGGCAACGACGAGGCCCGCGCGTTGGAGAACCTGCCGCCGCTGACCGACGCGCAGATCGAGATGTTCGACCGGCTGTTCACGGTCCGTCGGATCTCCGAGACCGTGCAGTCCGGTGACACCGTGCCCGCCGGTAGCACCCCGCCGCCGCAGCCAGACCCAAACCAGTAAGCCCTACCCAGGCACCTCGTCCGACTCGGTGCGGACGAAGTAGTACCGGCCGTCTTCGTGGCGCCGGTAGGTGTGCTGCACCATCTCGCCGCTCCACGTGCCTACGCCCACCTCGACCACATGGAAGAACTCCTGCGGCGGGCTCTTCGGGCGGAATTCCTTGCCGGCCTTGGGCCCGTCAACGAGCCGGATGACGTACATCTTCGGAGCATACGAGGAGAGGCAGATGACTGACCCTCACGACGCCGCGCTGCGGGAGGCCGCCGAGCGACGGGCGGAACGGTTCGAGCGGGAAGGCATCCGCCCGGGCGCGCAACTGCGGGCCGCTGGCCTGCCCAACGGAGGCGCGCGGCGGCTGTCGACGAAGGACGTCAGCGCCCCCTCGCAGTTGCGGGCGTCGCAGCAGAAGCGGGACGGCAAGTCGTTCATAGTCGTCGAGGGCTACTACACGGTCACCGACCGGCTCTACGACATGTGGGACTGGGCGGGCCCGTACCGGGAGGGTGTCCGCGCCGGCGCCGGGAAGCGCACCACCGACGCCAAACCGGACGTGGTCTACCTGACCAACCACGCCGGTCTCGCGCTGGCCCGCACGATCACCGACCCCCCGACCCTGCTGCTCGGGTACGACAGCGCCGGCAGCACGAACGAGGCGTGGCTGAACCCGACCCGGCCGGACGTGCAGATGCTCGCCGCCGGCATCGAGGACGGCATCACCACCGAACAGTCGTTCGCCTTCATGATCGAGCGCGGTGAGTGGTCGCCGGACTTCACCGAGTTCTGGATCGAGGACTACGAGATCGACCGCGGCGACGTGTCCGCCGTCAACTACGGCGCCAACCCGTACACCAGCGTCACCGCCCGCAGCCGCGAGATCCTCGCCGACCTCGACCACCTGCCGGACGGCGCCGCTCGCGCCGCCCTGGATCTGCTGCAGCGCCGGGTCGACCCGAACCGGCGGGCCATGACCCCAGCCGAGGCCAGCGTGGTCTCACAGGTCCTCGGCTGGCTGTCGGCGATCGACAACATCGTCGACGAGGGCCAGGAAACCCTCGCCGCGTTCCTGAACGTCCCCAGTCCCGACCCGGACGAGGTCGACGACATGCAGGCCAACAGCACGACCCGGCCGGCCCAGAAGAGGGCGGACGGCGGCGACGTGAGCATCTACGAAGCGATGCTCGCCGTCGACTAGCGCACCACCCCACGATCACCGGCCGGCGGGTAGCCCGGACCGGACGCCCGACCGCGGACCGGAGATTCGGTTGCTGTCGCGCAGTGGGCTCCACATCCACTGTGCCCGAAAGGCAACCACCACATGAACATCGACGACCTCATCCTCTCCATCGAGGTGGAGCGGGAGCAGGCGATCAAGAAGCGCGACCGCGCGATCGCCACCATCAAGCAGGTGCTGGCCAAGGCCAAGCAGGAAGCCCGCGCGAACCTCACCGAAGACGAGGAGCGCGACGTCAAGGACAACTTCGCCCGCCGCGAGCAGGCCCTCGCCGAGCTGAAGGGCATCGACACCAAGCTCGCCGACGCCCGGCAGGTCAAGGAGGCCGAAGCCGAGGTCGACGCCAGCCTCGCGCAGCGGTCCGCCGACCCGAAGACCGCCGCCGCGACCCGCCCGGCCTACGACCGGGTGATGCGCGTCGGCAACGAGGAGCGCACCTACCACCCCGGCAACGACCGCAAGGGCGCCGCGTTCCTGCGGGACGTCTCCCGCCAGTTCCTGTTCCGGGACCTCGAGGCCGAGCAGCGCCTGTCCCGGCACATGCAGGAGGAGCGGGTCGAACGCTCCCAGTACCTGCAGCGCGCCGCCGGCACCGGCGCATTCGCCGGCCTCACCGTCCCGCAGTACCTGACCGACATGTACGCCCCGGCGGTGGCGTCGCTGCGGCCGTTCGCGGACGTCTGCAACCACCACGACCTGCCCCCGGACGGCATGACCGTCAACATCTCCCGCATCACCACCCCGACCGCCGTCGGCCTGCAGGCGACGGAGAACACGGCCGTCACGAACCAGGACATCGACGACACGCTGCTCACGGAGAACGTGCAGACGGCGGCCGGCCAGCAGACCCTGTCCCGGCAGGCGATCGACCGCGGCACGTCCGTGGAAGAGATCACCATGGACGACCTGTTCCGCCGGTACGCGTCCGCGCTCGACTCGACGCTGCTGCTGCAGGCCACCACCGGCCTGACGGCGACCGCGCTGACCCAGACCTACACCGACGCCTCGCCCACCACCCCGAAGATCTACTCACAGATCATCGGGGCGGCGGCGACGGTGGAGACCACGCTGCTCGGCTTCGCGATCCCCGACCTCGTGATCATGCACCCGCGGCGCTGGTACTCGATGCTCGGCGCCGTGTCCCAGGTGTGGCCGTTCGTCTCCACCACCACCACCCCGGTCCCCACCCAGAACGGCGCCATCCAGCAGAGCACCGCCTACGGCACCGGCGTGCGCGGCATCCTGCAGTCCGGCCAACGGATCATCGTGGACTCCAACATCCCGGTGAACCTCGGCGCCGGCACCAACCAGGACCAGATCTTCGTCGCCGCCTCGCAGGAGTGCCACCTGTGGGAGGACCCGCAGGCGCCGGTGTTCATCCGCGCCGAGCAGGCCGCCGCGGCGTCCCTCGGCGTCCTGCTGGTGCTCTACGGCTACTTCGCCTACAGCTTCCGGCGCTACGGCTCCGGCGCGGTCGTGAAGCTCGACGGCACCGGCCTGGTCACCCCGACGTTCCTCGGTACCTGATCCACCACCGCCCGGCCCCGACCCGACCCCGGGGCCGGGCGGACCCCCACCACCTGAAGGAGCGTCATGGCGACCGTCCAGGACCAGGGCGCTGGCAGCGTCGCCAACCTCTCCACCGCCCAAACCGGCAACGGCGTCTCCACGAACATCGTCCAACGCCGCGCGGACTCGAACATGCTCCGCCCGGCGCTGCTGCGGATCGTCACCACCGTCGGCGCCACCCCGACCTGCACGTACCTGGTCGAGGGTTCCCCGGACGGCACATCCTGGTATCCGCTGCCGAGCCAGGACATCACTGCCGCCGGCGCTCCGGGGACGTTGACGTCGGCGACGTTCACGATCACGACGGCGACGACCACCTGGAAGCTGCTGCCGGTGGATTCGCCGTGGACGTTCCTGCGGGTCACCTACTCGGCGAACACCAACGTCACCAACACCACGGACGTCTTCGTCTACTGAGGAGAAGCACACCATGGCCACCACCAACAAGGCCTCGGCTGGCGACGCCGCGGTCAACAAGGACGAGCTGGCCGACGAGGCCGCCACCCCGAAGAAGACCCCGGTCAAGGCCGAGGCCGACCGGCAGGCCGATGAGGCGAAGGACCGCACCGACGGGCTCGAGGCGGCTCGGCAGGACCCGTACCCGCTGGACCCGACGAACGAGCTCCTCGACGGCGACGACACCCCGTCCCGGAAGGACCTCGACGAGGCCGGTGTGAAGGTCGCGTCGGGTGGTACGGCGCTGGTCCACGACGAGCACCCGGGTGTGATCCCGGCGCCGCAGTCGGCGAACCTGGAGCTGCGGAAGCGGCAGGAGAAGATGGGCGCGGCGCTGAGGGAGTCGGTGGGTGACGTGGACGAGCCGGACGAGCACCCGCAGGTGACTGCCCTTCGCGCGGAGCGTGAGCGTGCCGGCGGCGACAAGGACCGCCAGGCTGCAATCGACGAGCAGATCGCGCACTACTCGTCGAGCAGGTCGGACGCGGCGCAGAAGCGGGCCGCGGCCGCGGACGGCGACGACGACAAGGCCCGTTCGACTCCGCCGCAGTCCCGATCGGCGAAGCCCACCGAGAAGTCCTGACCCATCCTGGGCGGCGGCCCGCCGGGAACCACTCGACCTGGCGGGCCGCTTCCGGGGCCGGATCGGCGCGGGCACGGAAGATCGATCGGAAGGAACCTCCCGCCCTCATGCTTCGCCGTCTGGCCGCGGTCGTCGCGGCTGCCGTCGCTCTCGGCTGGGTGGCCGCCTCGACCGCCCTGGCCTACACCACTAACCCGGACGCGTCGGCGGTCGCCGGGACCTGCACGATCGGTGGGGTCAGCACCTCGATCGACTCCCTCGACGTCGTGTTCCCGGCCAACCCGTTCCGGGCCGACGCGACCCGGGTGGTGTTCGACTACCAGCTGCTGGCGCACTGCGGCACAGACTTCGTGTTCGCTGACTTCACCGTTCCGGCGCAGTGGTCGATCAACGACACGGCCGGGACGTTGACGGTCTCCGGGATCACGGTGCCGCCCTCGTTCGTGGGCGAGTCCTACGACGGCTCGGTGGCCACAGCCACGATCACCTCGGGGGCCGGTGTGCTGTCACCGGTGGTGTGGGGTGCGGACAACTCGGCCGAGAAGCGCACGGTCGTCTCGTACCACAAGAAGATCAACCAGGCGTCCACGGAGACCGCCAGGGCGTCGTATCTGAACCAGCTACGGTCCACGCTGCTGTAGAGAGGTCGCCGGGTGCCCCTCTACGTCGACAACGAGGTCCAGCAGGCCGCTGGAGTCCTGGACTCTTCCAGCTCGTGCACGGTCGGGTTCGACGGCGCGCTCGGCTATTCGGCAGTTACGGCCGGGAACACCGTGCTGCTGCTGGTGGTGTGCACCACCACGGTGACCATGCCGGGGGCGTTCACCCAGGACCGCAACAGCGACTTCACGTCGGTCAGCGGGCCGGTGGTGTACTGGATGCGGCTGCCGGTGGCATCCGGTGGTGAGACCACCTGGACGCTGACCGCATCGGCCGGGTCCCGCTGGGCCTGGCGGACCGTGGAGATGCTCGGGC